GCGCTCCAGTAGCAGGCGATGTTTTAATGATTGCATACGATGCTGTTGCTGGTCAAATTTGGTTTGGGAAAAATGGCACTTGGTATGCTGGTAATCCTTCAGCAGGAACAGGGGCAACTGTAACTGGGATTGATACGTCTGATAAAATTTTTCAATTTGGAACGTATTCAACAACTGGTCAGGCGGGAATGCATGCAAACTTTGGGCAACGTCCATTCTCATACACCCCGCCAACAGGGTTCTTGGCCTTAAACACATTTAACCTTCCAGCGTCAACCATCCCCAATGGTGCGGTGTATATGGCGGCAACAACGTATACGGGGACAGGGGCAACGCAAAGCATTGTCAACAGCGGGAACAATGCTGCGGCTAGGTCATTCCAGCCTGATCTGGTCTGGATCAAGGGCCGAAACGTCGCATCAAACAACGTGTTGATCGACTCGGTTCGGGGCGCGTCAGTTCTACTGTCAAGTGATCAGACCGTAGCAGAAAGCAGTGCAACCGCACTTTTCAGTTCAATCAATTCAAACGGTTTTACCGTTACTGGAACCTCTGCTGCAACAAACCAATCAGCGGAAACTTTGATTGGTTGGCAATGGCAAGCAGGACAAGGCACGAGCGTACTTAACGGTGAAGGCAGTATTTTTAGCACTGTCAGCGTGAACCGCACTGCCGGGTTTAGCGTTGTGACATATACAGGTAACGGAACAGCCGGGACAACTATCGGGCATGGGCTTGGTGTTGCACCATCTATGATTATTATTAAGTCAAGGTCTATAGTTGGCTCTGATTGGGAAGTTTTTCATAAATTGTTGAATGGCGGCACAACCCCGTGGAACTATGCTTTAAGTTTAAATTTAACCGCTGCTAATGCAGCCTATACAGGCTTAAATAATACCACTCCTACTTCTAGCCAAATCACCCTTGGTTTTAATGGAGGGGTCAATCAAAGCGCAGCAACTTACGTTGCCTATTGCTGGTCAGAAGTAGCTGGGTTCTCTAAGTTCGGCAGTTACACAGGCAATGGGTCTACGGATGGCCCGTTTGTGTATTGTGGGTTTAGGCCACGGTGGGTCATGGTCAAATATTATGGCGGCACTTTTGTTGCGGATGGCCCGTGGGTTATTCTTGACACATCCCGTGATACATACAATGTTGCTGGCAATCAACTTTTGGCAAATGGATCAGGTGCTGAAAGTTCTGCTGCAACCGTTGACCTACTGTCAAACGGGTTCAAGTTCCGTGGGATATATCAATCATACAACAGCAGCGGAACAAACTACATCTTCGCTGCCTTTGCAGAGAATCCCTTCAACACATCGAGGGCTAGATAATGTTTATCCTGGATAATAAACCACTTCCTTTGGATTTGCCGTTTGAGTATAACGAGATTCAGTATCCAGCAAACTGGTTACGTCTTGCTACGGTTGAGGAACGCGCAGCTTTGGGCATCACCGAAGAAGCTGAGCCGGAAGCGTATGATGATCGTTTCTACTGGGGTATCGGTACCCCAAAAGATTTAGATAGTCTCAAAGCTGCATGGTCGGCACAGACTGATCAGATTGCATACTCGCTGTTGTTTCCTTCTGACTGGATGATTGTTCGCAGCATGGAAACATCTATTCCAGCACCCTTAGACTGGACAACATATCGTAGTGCGGTTAGAATTAAAGCCGCAGAAGTTAAAGCCGCAGTCGCTTCGGCTACTGATGTTGAGTCCTTGATCTCTACCGTCATTGGTATAGATTGGCCAGCATCGCCTAATGGGGGTCAGTTATGACGTTATTAGTTGACGAAGTTAAAAACGTTACGTCAGCTGTATCTAACCTGACGCTCGACACTAGCGGCAACGTGATTGCTGGCGCAAACCTGACTGTTACCGGAAATCATGTTGTAGCCGGAACTTCTACATTTACGGGTACGGTTAATGCTGGCACGGTTTCAGCAACTGCAGTAACTCAATCAGGCGCGTCTACCGCTACGTCGTTTATTCCAACTGGCTCAACCGTGCCAGCCAATGGCATGTATCGTTCCGCTGCTAACACTTTGGATTTTGCAACCAATACCACCAATCAGGTGTCCATTTCCTCTGGCGGTATTGTCACAGGCACTGCTGGTAACTTGATGCTGGTGCAGGGGTCATCACAAACCGCGCCATTTACAACTAATACCGTGTGTGATTTCACGGGCATACCATCTTGGGCTAAGCGCGTGGTGGTAACATTCAGTGGAGTTGGAACTTCTGGCACAAGTCCTATTATTTTACGTCTTGGAGCGGGATCAGTAGTTTCTACTGGGTATGCAAGTGGGGGCTGGACGGCAAGCGCGGCTTATTTAACCAATACAACTGGGATATTAACTGCGGCCTCTGCTGGGGCAACTTCAGTTCTTCATGGGCAATTTGTAATAACAAATATTACAGGGAATACATGGGTTGGCTCTGGAACATTGGCAGATTCAACAGCGGGGTCATTTTTTTCTGTTGGCGGTGGCACACTCGCTCTTGGCGGTGCGTTGGACCGCGTTCGGGTTACCGCAGTCAACGGAACTGACACCTTTGATACTGGCTCCATTATCAACATCCAATACGAGTAAGGGATCATACTATGGCAGCTAACCTTACCGGTAGTAAAATTAAAGACACATATAGCCAGATACTCCATGTTGATGGGGGTCCATCGGCTACGGAGAAGGTTGTCTATAGTGCCACTGGTATTGGCACGGCCCTTCTTGTGGGGACGAACTCTATCTCGTCTGGTAATATCCGCATCGAGTCTAACGTAATCTCGCCTATCACAGGTACCGTCGGCATCCAGGACGTAGCTATCACGAGCGGGACCATTACAGGCATTACCGATTTGGCTGTTGCTGATGGCGGTACTGGTGCATCTACTGCTGCTGATGCTAGGGTCAGTCTCGGCCTCGGTGATATAGCCGTTCAGAACGCAAACGCGGTTGCCATCACAGGCGGAGCAATCAGCGCCACTACACTCAAGGTTCCAACACTAACTGGATACGTAAAGGCAAACGGCGCATCTAACATGAGCGCGTCCGCCACAATTCCGTTCACTGATCTTTCGGGTGTGCCTAGTGCCACATACGCGCAGTTCTCGGACACTACAACGCAGTCAGCTACTGCTAATACCGCAACTGTAGTGACTATGAACAGCACTGATGTAAGCAGTAATATCTCTCTTATATCAAGCAGTCGTATGACCGCAGCTAATACCGGTGTTTATAAGTTTGACCTGAGCGCACTGTTTGCTAATAGTGCAGCCGGTGCGAGCACAATTAGTTTTTGGTTGCGTAAGAATGGAACTGACATTCCTGTATCGAACACTGATCTTTCTATCCCTGCTAAGTCTGGTTCTGTAGATGGCATAGCAGTATGTACTGTTCCATTCATCCTATCACTTACTGGCGGTGATTATGTTGAAATGTGGTGGTCTACTCCTGCTACTACCAACACAATTAAAACACTTGCAGCCCAAACATCGCCAACTCGTCCTGCAATGCCGTCTATTATCATTACAGTTATGAGGCTTACATAATGGCAAAAACACCGGTGTGGGATAGACCTCGCCCAGATAAACTTGGCCCCTCTAAAAAACTATCGCCTAAACAGAAATCTTCTGCAAAGGCCGCTGCCAAGAAAGCTGGTCGTCCGTACCCTAACCTTGTTGATAATATGGCTGCAGCCAAAAGAGGTAGATAATGGCAAAGTCTCCAGCATGGCAGCGTAAGGAAGGCAAGAATCCTGAAGGCGGATTAAACGCTAAGGGTCGCGCTGCTTACAATAAGGCCAACCCAGGTAAGCCTGGGTTGAAAGCTCCACAACCCGAAGGCGGACCTCGCCGTGATAGTTTCTGCGCCCGTATGAAGGGTATGAAGAAAAAACTTACATCTGCTAAAACCGCAAATGACCCTAACTCCCGCATCAATAAGTCACTTAGAGCGTGGAACTGCTGAAGGATTAACAACATGACTCAATATCTGCGTAACAAGCGCGACGGTACTATCTACGAATGGAATGAAATCCTTTCTAAGAACCCTCTATGTGAGGAAGTTACCGAGGAAGAAGCCTATCCAGAGCGGTTTATTCCTGCTATCGTAGCCGAGAAAGCAGAGGAGAAACGCGGTCGCAAGAAGCGTGACCCTATTAATCTGCACACAGACGATGTTCCTACTGAACCAGAGTATACTAATCCAGAGCTTAATGCCGAGGCTTCGAGGGGATTGAACAAGTGACACCAGCAGAGATCATAGCTGACGCTCGGCATGTCGTTCAAGACACGCTAGTTCCTTATCGGTTCACCGACGAGGAAATGCTTAGCTTTGTTAATCTTGCGCTGAAGCGTATGGCGGTTCTGCGTCCTGATCTTTTTGCGGAACTTGGCGAACTGACTACTACACCAAACACCCCTATCCAGACTATACCGACAGATGGCATTAGGTTGATTGACATCTTCTACGTGCAAAACGGCGATGCAGTCTTAGAGGCAGACCGGGAATCCCTCAGCCGTAGTTACCCTGGGTGGGCTACAGAAGCTGCGGGAACTCCCATTAATTTTATGCGCCATGTCAAGAACGGCGAGAAGTATTTCCTGTATCCAAGGCCGGAAGCAGGCATTGTTCTTATCGGTGAGTACGCCAAGACTCCACCAGACTACGCCTTGAACGATACTATTACATCTCCGCCACAGGCGTTTAAGCCAGTCATTATGGATGGAACTGTCTATATGGCTGAGTCTGTGGACGCTGAGCACGTTAATTCTGGACGTGCCAAGTTGTATCTTGATGCGTTTACAGCAGCCCTCGGAGCCTCTTTACAAAGCCATACTGTTACGGATACTAAAGCCGCAGGGCTGAAACCGTCAGCTGCAACAGCCAAGACCGGTGAGGTGATCTAATGGTTGATAGAGCCTTTACAACCTTGCTGCCGAAGATTAGTTCCAGCACACCTGGTTGCCCACAGCCTTTGCTTATTCAGTATATTCGAGATGCAGCTATTAATGCGTGTGAGCGCACCCTTATCTGGAGATATGTCGAGCCTAAGTTCGATCTTGTCCCCGGTGTATCTGAGTATGCGTACAACAAACCAGATGAGTCTGATGTGCATGTTATCTTTGATGCACTGGTTAATAATCAGCCACTAGATAAACTCACACTCGAACAAGCCATTGGGCTGTACCCAGCTTGGGCTGATCTCTATAGTGGGGAAGCTCCAGCTAGCATGTGGGAAAGCGCAAAGAGCATTTACAACACTAACGTCTACAATAGCTTTGTGTTGAACGAAGGGTCTACGTTTACCCTGTCTGATGCAGCGTTAGCAGACGCAAGTGAGCCAAGGGCTGTATGTCAGATTACCCCTAATAAATACATACTTCTTCCATTACCGGATAACCAGAAGACATACACCATGCGTATGTTCTACGCGCTCAAACCTAAGCGTACTGCTACTGGTATGGACTCTAATATTTTTGACGAGCTTGAAGATGTGATCACTCATGCTGCATTGCAGCAGTTACTCGTCATGCCCAACGTAGCTTGGACAGATAGAGACCTAGCATCGTATCATGCCAAACAATACCTATACTCCGCATCTGAGCGGCGTAGTCGGGCTAATCTTGGTAACATGCGCGGGTCTGTTACTGCCCGTAGCCCGAAGTTTGCATAGGAGTAGACCATGGCTGTCCAACTTACAAACAATGCGCAGTCGCTGCTGCTTAACGACCTAGACAGTGTAGCTACTAGCTTGACTGTTACTAGTGGTGAAGGCGCATTGTTCCCTGTACTTGGGGCTTCTGATTATTTTTACGTGACGTTGGAGTCAAACTCCAGTACATTTGAGATTGTTAAATGTACAGCACGTATCGACGATGTTATGACTATCGTTCGCGCTCAAGAAAACACTATCGCGTTACCTTTCTCTGCCGGAAGCCGTGTGCAACTTCGTGTTACCGCTGCCAACTTACTTAGCGCGGTTAACGACCTTGATTTCCTTTTGTTGTGAGATGACCCATGGCCCTCAAACTAAAGAATAATGCTGTAGGATACTTAGCTGCTGTTGTTACAGCCAGCGATATAGGTCTTACTCTTCAAGCGGGCCAAGGCGCAGCGTTTCCGACGTTGGGCGCAAGTGACTATTTCTATGCCACCATCACAAGCTCCGGCGGAACGTATGAAGTTATCAAGGTAACTGCACGTGTTAGCGATGGGTTCACCATTGTTCGTGCGCAAGAAGGCACAACTGCCCAGTCATTTGGTGCGGGGTCCAGGTTTGAGCTTCGTGTAACATCCCAGAATGTATTGGATGTTGTTAATAACACGACCATTGATAACAGTGCTATCGGGGCTACCACTGCAGCATCAGGCAGGTTCACTACACTTACGGCTACCGGAACCCTTGGTGTATCCGGCGTATCCACCCTTGCTGGGGCTACTGCTACTAGCCTTACAGTTAGCGGAGCTTCTTCACTTGCCGCAATAACAGCGTCTGGCACATTGGGTGTTACAGGTACTACGTCGCTTACCTCACTATCAACGTCCGGCAATGCTACGCTGGGCGGCAACGTCTCTGTAGGCGGAACGCTTGTTACCACTGGCGCGGCTACGTTGAACGGCACCACTACGGTTGATGATAACCTAATTGTGACCGGTACCACTGCGGTAACTGGCGGTACAACTCTTGCTGATCTTGTCTACACCGGCACTGTAACGGGCGGCACGGGCCTTATTAACATTGGTTCCGGGCAGATTTATAAAAGTGTAGCTGGAAACATTGGCGTAAACACTGCGTCTCCTAATGCTTTAGGAGCTGGGCGTATTGGTGTTACGATTAATGGTTCGACCGACAGCACCCTATGGTTGCAATCTGGCAACACTAACAAGGGGTACGTCCGCACTACATCCATTGCTGCCTCACTAGTAGGTAGCGGGGTAAACTTAGCCCTCGAAACCGACAGCGCAAACAATGTAACAATCGGTACGAACGGACTTACCCGCGTAACTGTAGATTCTAGTGGGTATGTGCAAGGCACACCTAACGGGAACAACACAGGGCGCATCGCCTCCCACATGTATTATAGACTCAACACCGACCTTGCTGGAGCCACTGGCACAGGTGCGCAGAACATTCTGGGTGTAGGTATTTCCCTTATCGCAGGTACTGTGTATGAGTTTGAAGCACTCCTTGTGCTTGTTAAGACCGCAGGTACAACTTCACACACTATTGGCCTAGGTTTTGGTGGTACTGCTACTATCAATAATATCTTATATGAAGTTGTTACTGGCTACGGCGTTGCCGCGCTACCCGTGCTAGATTCGGCAACCGACTCAGCTATTATTAACACTGTAACCAATACGGTAACAACTGCAGCTATCACAACAGCGCTATCCTCTGTTGGTTATATTGTCAGAGGTACTGTGTCTATCAACAGTGCTGGTACTTTTATTCCTCAGTATACACTAAGTGCTGGCCCAGGCGGCGCATACTCCACTGCAACAGGATCATACTTCCGTATTGCTCCTATTGCCGCTTCCGGAATTGTAAATATAGGTTCATGGGCATGATTGTAGACGCTCAGTTTATTGTTAATATTCTCGCAGGTGTTGTCATGTCCGGCCTTGGCTGGTTTGGTAAGGCGCTGTGGGATGCTGTCGCCGAACTACGTAAAGATGTCCATCAGATCGAAGTTGATCTTCCAGCGCACTACATCCGTAAGGATGAGTTCAAGAGCGAGATGAAAGAGATCAAGGACATCCTCGGAAAGATATTTGATCGTCTTGAAAACAAAGTAGACAAGTGATGGACCCCTTAACAATCCTTGCTGTCGCCCAAACCGCATATAGCGGATTGAAGGTTGGGATAGCTGCTGGAAAAGAAATCCAGCACATGGCAAAGGATTTGTCTGATTTATGGGGCAGCCTTGCAAAGCTTACGCAGATAGCAGCGGAGCCACCTAAGAAAACATTCTTTAACACCAAAGGCGCAGAGCAGATTGCCATCGAACGGTATACTGCCAAAGCTGAAGCCCTTGATCTAACGCTTAAGGCCAGAAACCTGTTTGTCGGAACCTATGGCCTAGCTGCTTGGGATCAGGTACAGCGCGAAGTGATCAACATTCGCAAGGAGATTGAACGCCAGAAATGGGAAGATGAGAAGGATAGGGCCGCTAAGCTAGAGGGAATCCGTGAAGCGACTGTGGTCACTCTCATTGTTATGTTTGGCTTAAGTATAATCCTTTGCGTAGGGATTATATTTTTAGGGGTTAAAGTACAATGAACGAAGCAGAAGCCGCACAAGTCAAGATGCAGGAAGTGCTTGCGGCTTCGGCCAGCAAGGGTGCTCTGATTGAAAAGATTGTGTTTGCAGGAATACCCATTCTGTTTAGCTGCGTAGTGTACTTGATGACGGCACTTAGCACTGCGAACAATGAGATTATCCAGCTAAAATCCAGAGTCGCCATTGTGGTGAATAGCGAAAACAAGG